GGGGAACTCTCAAGCGAACCCCGCCGAAGCCATGTTCCGGTTGTTTAAACGCCGTTTCAAGAGTTATTTCAAACTGCCTGAGACCTCGTGGAACGCCAGGAGCCTCGAAAGCATGGCGAATCCGGACTACTACGACATCATGGCCCTGCCGACCTATACGGAAGCTATCGAGAAACTGACGGTCGCCATCCGTGAATGGAACAACACGCGCCTGGAAAATGAACTCACTCCTTCGGAATGGTTTCATACACTGAAGAACGACCGGGCCGGACAATATACCGATCGGCAATACCGCCGGATCACGGGTGAAATGTCGAAGCGGGATTTAAGCTATCTACGGTCGATTTTGACACTCGAACGCGACGGCAAGGAGTACAAGTTCGACATCCCGACGGATGCTGGCACTGTGGCCCTGATCGCGCAGCACATGGGGTATGCTTCATCGTTCAAAACGCATGTCTATTGGAACTCCGAAGGGGCTGATGTCTACACGACCGACGAGGTTTACATGTTCACCTGTTCGCCTGCACCGCTGGCGTCGAAGTCCATGACCGAAGCAACCCCCGACAGTCTCCGGGCCCTGGCTTACTACAACCGCAAAGGTGCAGAGTTCGAGGAGATGGTCGACGGGTTCGTCGAGGATGTCGAAGCGGCAAAGGCGGTCATGGTCCGCGGCTATGACTTCAACATCCGGGACAACGCCACCAAGGAGGATTACAACGCCATGCACGAGCAGATCAGCGCCGCCGAATATGAACGGGGCCGTGCGAAGCTGGAGGCCAAGAAACAACGCGCCCGGGAGCGGGAGCGAAAGAAGGTAGACCAGGTCCAACAGCAGGCAGTGATCGACTACCACAAAAATCACATTTCCGATTTGTCAAAATACATCAAATAACCGCCTTATGGAAAAAATCAAAAAAGACGAAATCATTACTGCCGCCAAGCAGTACATGCAGCGGCACGGCATGTCGCAGAATGCCTTGGCGAAGACTTGCGGAATCAGCGCGTCGTATCTTTCCAACCTGCTGAACGGGGTCTATGAATACAAATCCGGCCCTGACAAGGTTACGGAGATCGCCGACCGCTATTTCATTACGCTTGCATCGGTGATCGGCTTCGAGATCGAGCAAACCTTTTGGAAGGTAGAGCCTACGCCGCAGTTTGTGATCGCCATCTCGGCTCTCGAACGTGCGCATCTGAACTGCACCGCACGTTTCGGCGGCGTGAAGATGATCATCGGCGAAAAAGGCTGCGGCAAGACCACGGCGATCGACCAGTACTGCAAGGCCAATCCGACCAACACGTTTCGTGTGACGATCAACGCCGAGGACGGCATCCGAGACATCCTCGAGGAGATCGGTCGCTTGCTCGACCTCGACCTGCCGATGCAGAAAGGTGCACGCCTGCGCCTGATCGGTTCCGAGTTCCGGCGCCGTGCGCTGTGCGGGGAGCGCAACATGCTGATCCTCGACGAGGGTGAGAACACCAAACTGCCGGGTATCCGGGCCTATAAAGCCATCTATGACATGATCAAGGGATATGCGGCCTTTGCGATCGCCGGAACCGCCGATCTGCTGAAACTGCTCGACAGGCTCGAACTGCGCGGTGTCAACGGCGTTCCGCAGTTCAAAAGCCGGATGAAGGCGAACACGATTATTCTGCCGCCGATCGACCGGAAATTCGAGAACTTCATGTATAAGGTCAAGGATGAAAACCTCCGCAAAATCCTCGTCGAGCTCTGCACCGATTACCGGGAGCTTAACGATTACCTCGAGCCTGCGATCATCGCCGCGCACAAGGACGGCGTGGCGCTCACGGACGACTATTTCAGAACCATGTACGGCATAATGAAAAACAACAACAATGGGACAGCAAAACGGTATTAAAATCAGCCCGGAACTGATCGCGGAATTGCGCAGGTTTGCCGGGACAGTCGCCCAAACCGGGGCAAGCATCAACGAGATTATGAGTGTCGCGGATGCAATGCGGCAGACCTTCCTCGACAATTATTCGAAGGAGGCCCTGAAAGCGATCAAAACCATCAAATCGTAATCAGTATGCCCGAGATCATCGAACTAACCAAATCATCGGCGGCAAGCCTGGACTGTCTTTCATACATGATTGACAAGCGCCGTAAGAACATACTGATCGCGGAGACCTATCTGAAGTTGCACAGGCAGAATCTCTCCCCGGAGCGGATCGCGCAGATCGAGCAAGACCTGGAAGACATGCGTTTTGGCTTGCACAACATGGAGACCGACTATTGCAGCATCGCCGGGGAACCTTACACTGACAAACGTAATTCTTAATCAATATCACTATGAAAGACGAACTGAAAGACATGACCGCCGACCAACTGGAACAGCTGCTCGAGCAGAAGCGGGCCGAGGAGCGCCAGGCCGCAGACAAACGGCGCCGGGACTATGAGGAGACGCGGGCCGACTTCGTGAAGCGTATGGCAGCCGAAACCCGCAATATCACTGGCCGGGTGCGCGAGTTCTACGACCTGGTTGTGGCCGAGACCGATGCTTTCCGAAAAATCATGCAGGAGTACGGAGCCACGCGCCGGGACGACCAGCTCGGCTACTCGGTGCAGGAGGGAGACTTCCGCCTCGAGGTGAAATGCAATCGGGTAAAATGCTTTGACGAACGGGCCGACGTGGCCGCCGCCCGGCTGATCGACTTCCTGAAGGCATGGATCGGCGGACGGGAGAAAGGGGCCGACGATCCGATGTACCAGTTGGCAATGACGCTCCTGGAGCGTAACCGCAAGGGCGATCTGGACTACAAGTCCATCAGCAAACTGTATGATCTCGAGGCGCAGTTCAACGATCCCGAATACTCGGAGATCATGCAGTTGTTTAAGGAGAGCAACGTCGTTAACGGCACCGCCATAAACTTCTACTTCCACCAGCGCGACGAGCGCGGTGTATGGCACAGGATCGAGCCGTCATTTAACCGGATGTAAGCCATGACTATCAGACCTTCCATATCCCTATTTATCATCTACCTGGGGCTCAAATTGGCTGATGCGGTCGATTGGTCGTGGTGGTGGGTAACATGTCCGTTGTGGATCGACGCTCTTTTTCACCTTATCCTTTTTGTTTGGGCTTTCTGTAGGGCGATTCGCAAACAGCTACGATCCTAATTCCCGAACGGTTTTCTGCGGCGGTTCGATTCCGCCGCCGGGAGCAACATGATTAAATTAAATATTGTAACAAAATGACCGAATTCGAACGCGGCGCAAAGGTTCGCCGGATCAATACTCTGATGTCGGCCTGCCGCCTGATCCCCAACCGGACGGACATCCTGGCGTTGTGGGATGCCCGCAGCTATGACGAACTTACCGACAATGAGATCGTCGCCCTGCAGGCATATATGGAGTTTGCCCACCGGGCCAAGACGACCCCGGCCACTGATGCGATCCGGCGTCTCCGGTCGCAGGTCCTGGCACACCTGACAAAACTCGGGATGTACGCTTCGCCCGAGGACTGGACGAAGGTGAACCGTTTCCTGCTGCAGCGGCGGATATGCGGGCGTCTGCTCTATATGCTCGATGCACAGGAACTGCAAGCGCTGGTGCGCAAACTGCGGGCCATCGGAGACAAGAAACCCGCCACGACCTCACGGCCTTCGGTTCAGGTGACGCCGATCTACATCATTCCGGGAGGCGGTCCGACCGTGGTGAACTGACATAAAAAAGCCCTGCAATATTGCTATCACAAGGCCGACCTGCTACAAAGATAGTCAATAATTGCGGAAAATGGCATACAACAACAAAAATCACATCCGAAAACGTGAGCATGCGGTGCGGATCACGAAGCAGTACTATGAACCCGGGCGGCAGGATAGGTGTCTGAAATGGGTGTGGAAAAAGTACATCTACGACCAGTTTCATGTCGAATATGCTGCCTATTTGTCCTGGCTCCGCAAAGAACGCGAACGCACGCAGCAGGACATCCGACAACCAACTCTGTTCGATTGATTTTATTCAGGGCTTTCGATCTGCTTCAGGTTGAAAGCCTTGTATTTTTCCAATTCACTCACAACCTCCGGATACTTTATTGGTAAACCGTCAATGAAACGATCAATGTCTTCTATTAAGTATTGCCGTCGCTTTAGGATAGCTGATTTCCGCACCAGTTGAGCGATGGCACTTTCCCAGTAGCGGCGGTAGTTTGAGGCGAGAGAACAGTATTTCTCACGGATCATCTCGTCAATATCCATTTTATCAGGGTGTTCAAGGTGTTCAAATTCCTGCGGGGTGATGGTTGTCCGCCAATTCGTCTCAAATTCGTTGATCCCTTTTTTTAGAATTGCAGAATAGTTGGACTGTCCGGATAGCCCTTTGAGTTCTTCAATGATATTACGAAGATTTTCCGCTTTCTTGAGTAGTGTGTGGTCCGAATTACACTCTTGAAACTCGCGCATAGAGGCAAGTGCAACGTGTACGGTCAGCCAATGATCCCGGGAACTGCTCGGATTACATTGAACTGCAGGGGTTATCAAAGTCGGAGTATGCTCTTTCGGTTTAGGGGTGTTGACGGGAGTTGTCAAGATTTTCCAAATTTTGCTCCAGTTGGACATATACGCTTGTTTTGTTTCAAAAATAGTAAAAAAAGCAATCTTATGCGAAACAGCCCGGCAAATTGCCGGGCTGTTTCGTTACGAGCGTTCCGTGGTGATGTCGATCTGGACGCCTTCGGCCTTTTTTCGCGGCTTATAGGCTGCGTTGTCCGTCCCGCCGAACCGGAACTGCATGACGTATTCACGGATCGCATCTTCACGTTTCACCCGCCGCAGGGATGTGCGCGTAAGGCCCGAAAACCCCTCTCCGGAGAGTCCCTGCAACTGGGTGTAGATCAACCGCAGCAGGACGAACATGCGGAATGCTTTGTTACGGTTCGGTGCGAGGGCTGAAATGTTTACGGGATCGAAGTGCGCTACCCGTACGGTCAGGATCGCCTCGCCCAGTTGCACCTTTCGCGTGCAGTCCGAGAACTCGGCCTCGGCAATGTCGATCAGCACGCACGGGAAATTGACGGGCGGCCGCTCGTTGTAGAAATCCAGCTGTCCCCAATCCTCGGCCAGATAGGCGATCTTCTCGGGGAGCAGTTCCAGCAGTCGGTCCTGGACTGCGATCATTGCATTTTCAATCATTTTAAAGACGTTTAAACGGTGTTTTACCGAGGTTGCAGGACTTTTGCGAGTTCCCGGAAAGCGCTCTGCAGGTTTTGGTGTATAACCTCCCGTACCGCCTGCCGGACACGGGGATGGTCGCCGATAAATTGGCGTTGTGGAATTGTTATATGATCCTTTTTTGTCAAAGCCATATTTTTCCAGAACTGCGCCTTCGCTGACAGCATTCGATTACGCTGGGTGTTGCTGGCCTGTCGTTTCTTGGCAGAGGTGGTAATGCCTCCGGCGTTTTGGCAGTACATGGCCCAAAAGAATTTTCGCATCCGGGGTGTGATCTTGATCTTTCCGCCCCGGTTGTGCAGCCCCATGTAGGGCGTATCGGTCGAGAACTCGACGCCGTTCTGCCGGATGGTCCCCCGAAAACTGCGCCGTCCGCGTCCCGTCACCTGCAGGAGCGATCCGCGTCCGCCGGGATAGGACCGATCCGGCCAGGGGCGGTCAAAGAATGCCCGCCGTTCGAAGTTGCGGTCGAACTCGTCGAGCAGTTCGACCTTCAGGTCGGTCAGGATTTTTCGCTTCAGATCAAATAATTTCGGCATTTCATTTGCTTTTCGCGTTTTAAAACGTTATTTTTGCGCAAAGCGCAAACTTTTATGAAACATCTGATTGACATAGAAAAGGAGCAACCTTATCAGTGTGAGGATTGTCGGCATTTCAAAGGAGGTATTCGGTGCGCCGCATTCGACGTGATTCCAATGTCGATATACGATAATGCCGAATCTCACAATAAGGTACTCGAAGGGCAGCATGGTAGCTATGTCTTCGAAACAGACAAGCCTCGTGAAACAATGCGCGTATATGAAGTTGCAGATATTTAGTTCTGCTTTTTCGCATCGTATTTTCGGTTTATAAGTTCACCTACCGCGACTGCCAAAGGTCGCGGTTTTTCGTTATTCCGATACTCGCTCCACGCTTCGGCAATAAATTCCTTTTGCGGCGTGTAATTGGACTTACGGAAGAAAGAGGTGCAATACGCATATGCCGACAGGTTATCGGCGATGAATCGTTCTCCTTGAGCTTTGGCCGGATTGTAGATAGCCAAAAAATCCGGATCAGTGTACAGCGAAAGCATTTCGTCTATTTTATGCCCAAGTTCATGGTCAAAAACGGCTTTAACCGTGTCACAACCTACCGGATGAAATTTGTGCTGCACATCATACTCCAGTTGCTTCTTGACCTTAGTCCCAGCCCAAGTGGAATTAAAAGCCAAACCATTCAATGCGTATTCAGTAAAATTCTTTGATGAATAGGCATACGTAGAGGAACTGCATCCGGCCATGCGTTTCGCCCAGTTCTTGGCATACTTACGCAATACGTCATCTTGCATCCCGGGATTTAGTTTACATAGCTCTGTGTATTTTACATCCTCCAGTGCTGCCACGCGCCCTTTTACTGACCCTACGAATTTGATTTTATCGCGAAGTTCCGGAAAATCTGTAAAATGGTGTGATACGCAAGCAAATATTTCCTGTACCTGCGCCATGTCGGATTTTTTAAATCCGTCGAGGCGGCATTTTACACCGAGCTGTGTGCGGAACGCTTCCTCGGCCTCGGCAATCGTCTTGGCAGCAAACCCATTTTTAACCTCCCGCTTGTCGGCCATATCGGTTATTACCGTTTTTGCCTGGATTGAAAGGTTGTAATACGGATGGTGTTTCGGGAAAATCACTCTATCCATGCCGGGATTGAAACGGAACATTTCAGCGCGGTTACGTCCCTGACTGTCGAGGTCCGTGGTCGCTTCGCGTACAAGCTGTGAAACCTCGTTCCGATCGGTGTAATCGTATTTGCCCTTGCGTACCTGCACGACCCTGCACCGACATTTCCATCCGTTCGGCGGCATGATCTCCGACCAGCACGGATCGTCCTGCGGACGGGTCAGTCCTTCGAGTTTCGCATGCGCGGGCCGTACTTTGCCGTCGTTGGCCGTGCGGTATTGCAGATCGTAATCATTCCCTTCTCGCTCGATTTCGGCCCATTGCGCCGCCGACTGCGCGGAGTGTACGGCAAACTGATGTTCTGCCTCCAGATAGCATTCGTTGTACTCGGGGTGTATCTGTCGGACCTCCTCGAAAAACTTTCCGAACGGTTTGATCCGTCCCCGATCATCGCGCAGGAGCTGCGAGGCCTCACGCAGTTCGTGATAGGTCTTGCAGCCCGAAAACACGAACACGTCGCGCCCGAGCTTGTCGGCCATTTCCGCCGGAATTTCAGCATCCTTCAGTCCGATGTTGACCCCTTCCATCAGGGCGTCGGTTATTTCGTCGATCAGCGTCCGGATCGGCTGATCCTCGAGCATGTCGGGGCGGAAGTCCCCGGCCTTCTGCAGGTGCTTTGCGGCATTGCGGAATGTCGACAGACGCACGACAGGCTTTTTGTCTTTGCCGCCCTCCGCTGCCAGCGTCACCGGATCACCCAGTCCGTAGACCGCCGCCAGTCTTTCGTGCAGCCCCCTGTACGCGATCAGGGGGCGGTGGCGAAAAAATCGACTTCCCGGGGCTGCGGCACGGACAGCTGTCCCGGCACGGTGAAGGCCTTATCGGTGCAGACGATGCCGAACTTCTCCTCGATCCAGTCGTTCGGCACGTCCTTGAACTGAAGGAGCTGCACGACCATCGCCCACAGTTTTTCGACGTCCTCCTCCTGCTGCCAGGAAAACACGCTTCCCTCGGGCAGAATGCCTATGTACACCAGAGCGGGGATCACCGTGGAGTTCCAATATCCCGCCAGCATCTTACGGTCTGCCATCACCAGCTTTTCGAACAGCCGGATGCTGCTCTCCTCTTTGGAGCGGTTGCCGTTCACGGTGTCCTGTCCGATCACGGCTCCGTTCACCAGCACCGAGACCGCCTCCTTGCACAGGGCGATCAGGTTGTTGTAGACATCGCCGTTGGTGTCGGCTCCCTTTGCGAACTGGAACTCCTCCGTGCGGTCGATGATGAAGTAGGCCGCCGCCCCCATGTCGCGCAGCATGGCCTCGGCGCGGTCGAGCATGGCGGGGTCCTGCGTGTCGGTCTTCATAAAGCGGGGCGGGATGCCGTATATCTCGCAGAGCTCCGACCAGCAGGATTGCGCGAAGCGCATGAACAGCACGTGCGGCACGGCCTTGTTCAGCAGGCCGTAGTCGTGATCCTTGCCGAACTCCAGGATGAAGTTCCCAAACTCCCGGACCTCGCGGTACTGGAGGCCTTTACTGTCGTCTTCCCGGAACAGCAGCATCCCCTTCTCGGGAATCACGTTCTGCCGGGGCAGCAGGGTGACGGCCACGGGTTCGGTTGTGTTCCCGGTCGTCGTGAGTTCCACGAGCGTATGACCGTACATCACGCTGTCGAGGATGTGGGTGTTGAGCTCCGTGACCCATGATGCCGCATTGAGGACCGCCGTAGCCTGGTCGTCGATCTCGTCGCCTACCTTGATCTCGAAAGGTGTCAGGAGCGTCGCCTTCTGCCGCAGTTCGATCTGCGAGGTGAGATGTGCGCAGAGCATCACGTCGTCGTAAAGATTCATCAGCCGTGCCCGGCGCGGATTGTCGACGTTATCCGCCGCGCGCAGCGCCGACCGCCAGGTGGCGATGTCGGACCGGGTCCGCGACAGGGTTTTCGGAACGATACTGCGGATGTAGCCCTCGCGCCGCCTGGCTGTTTTCGGACCATTCGTTTTTACGGCCAAATTCGCGGTCTTATTCGTGGCGTCGTGGGTTTTCCTGCTTCTGTTCTTTTTCTGCATTGTGTGAACGATTAAAGGGTATTTAAACGGTGTTTAGTCATCGAAGCCGTGGCGGAACTTGCGGCGGCTACCCATCCGGGCAGTGATGCGGACCTCTCCGTCTTCGGTCTTGAGCAGCGGCAAACCGGGTGCGAGGGGCTTGTCGGTACCCTTCAGGCCCGCAACCTTCTCGAGCCAGTCGATCGCCGCCCGGCGGTATTCGCTGACCTGCTCGAAAATCAGATCGGTGTTCGCCCGGCGGCATAGGTTCCACACCGCGATATTCTTGCAGTGCTCCAGAAGCGTGGCGTGACGGTCTTCTCCCGTGGCCGAGAATATCGCCTCACAGTCGTATTTGGCATTCAGGTAGCTCCGCGCCTCGTCGATGGCTGCCAGGATCGCCATACGGATCGTGACGGCGCTTGTGGTGATGTTCTGCAGCTGGTATTCGCAGATCGCCGTGTATAAGTCCTCCTTTTCGATGAACATGGCTTACAGGCTTTGATATTCGTCGATGGCGTCGAAACACGGGCAGGCCTTCATCCACTCCCACGGCTCGATGATCCCGTCGCCGTTCAGGTCGGGCGAGAAGTCGCGGTGTCCGCAGATCATGGCGTCGGGGAACTGTTCGCGGAGTTGTTGCAGCAGGAAGAACAGCGACGCCTTCTGTTCCTCGGTGCGGGTATCTTTGGGCTTGCCGTCGGCGTCCAGTCCTCCGATGTAGCAGATGCCGATGCTGTTGGCGTTGCTGCCCTGCACATGGGCCCCGACCTGGGCGATGTCGCGGCCCTTGCGGATCGTACCGTCAAGCAGGATCACGTAGTGGTAGCCGACCTTGCGGAATCCCCGCTGACGGTGCCAGCGGTCTATGTCTTCGATGCCGAACGGCACCCCCTCTTTGGTTGCGCTGCAATGCAGCACGATGTACTTGATTTTACGCATGTCGTTGAATATTGGATTAGTATTTACGCTGTGCCCGGATGCCGACGCGGTAGGTCCCCTTTGCCTGCCGGAATACGGTATTGAGTTTCGAGAGTGCGCCTTCTGCCGCATCGGGGCCGTCGACGGCTGCGCCTCCGCCCTTCTCGAATGCCAGGTACTGATCGACGAGTTCCTGGAAGTCAGGGCTGTCCCGCTCGTCGATATTGAACCACACATTTCGGCGCTCGAAATAAGACTGCGTAGCTTCGATACGGTCGTATTTGTCAGCCTTCGGGCGCTTATCCGCCTTGACGGGGATGTAGTATCCGCGGGCATCGCCCTCGGCATCGAAGTCGTTGACGAACTCGTCCATCGAGAACAGGCCCTCGATCCAATAGCGGACCTTGCGGCAGTTGTGCAGCTCCGTCGTTTCGTACAGGTCATAGAGCCATTTTGCCAAGACCGTGCGGGACTGCTGGCGCAGAAAGCAGTAGATGAAATGGAACTCGCGGTCTTTCTTGCCGACGAGGATCATCCCCTTATGGCATGCCTGGGCCTTGTAGGAAAGGTCTCCGTAGAAGACCAGGGCGTCATACTCGTTCAGGGGCAGCATCTTCTTCCACTGAATGTCCTCGGCCTTGAACACCTTGCCGTCCTCGACGTGGACGTGCATATACTCGCGCATGAACGACCGCGAGGGGATGCTGCGGTACTTTTTGCGCCAGTGCTCTGCCGAGGTCTTCTCGGGCCAGTTCGGCTCGAAGGTCGTCAGGTCCTTCACGGCGGGCACCGTCAGTACCCGGTGTATGGGCTTTTCGCCCTCCTGCCGGGATTTTTCAGCCAGGATTTTGAACTGCTTTTTAAGGCGGTTTGTGATGCTGTTCTTATGAAAGTTGTTGTTGGCATACACGAACC